TGCTGGACCTGGGGTGCTGCTGTATCCAGGCCAGCGAAGCCCGTGCTGCTGGTCAAGTAGGTCGCCAGGATGCCCACAAAGTCTGTCGTGGGCCACTGAGGCACACCCTTCTGCCCGGAGTTATCCGTGTATGGCAGGAAGGTGAAGGTGAAGACATTGGTGGTGGCGTCAGTGGCGTTGGCTGTCTTCATGAAGCAGTACAGCCGAAGGCCACCTTCTCCGTCCACATCATGCTGCTGCGCATCCTGCGCACCGAAGAGAGGCACCCACTGATCCTGAATGTTGGTGGTGCTGATCAGCGGCTGGTGGATGGACAGCGGGGTGTCGGTGGCCAGCCATGCCACCATCAGGTCCCCTACCACGGGGTTACTTGCTAGCGTGAAAGTTGCATTGGTGGAAGTACCACTGGTGGTAGTAAAGGCTTTGATGGTGGGCAAGGCGGGCTCCCATAGTTAGACAGTCTGGCGCAGCGTGGCGGCAGTCTGGATCATCTGGCTGGCAGCGGTACGGTAGATGGACCAGCCAGCGACGCCGTACCAGCCGACCGGCCGGAAGCGCATGAGCTTGTCCACGACCGGACCGAAGACCACGTGGAACTCCTCGGAGAGGGCTTCCGCGAGGGCCTGCTGGCCGAGCACGTAGGTGTTGAACACCCGGATCTGCGAAGCACCCGCACCGGAACCGGCCTGAGCCGAGAAGGCACGCGGGGTCTCCACGAAGAAGGCACCCTCGTACTCGCCGATCTCTCCAGCCCAGATCGAGCCAGGAGCAGAGTAGTCGTGCGGCTGACGCCATCCCGTGTCACCGGTCTCCGACCGAAGGTCGTAAGAGACCAGCGGGTGGACGGCGGTGTAGTACAGGGAATTCTTCTTCGGCACAGCCTGGTTGTTGCGAAGCTGGGCCACGGCCGCACGCACATCACGGGACTTCAGCACGTCAGTGCCGACGATGTTCGTGATGGTACCGCCAGAGGGAACCAGCGCACCCGCAGCCTCCATGATGATGTTCGTAATGCCAGCACGCAGGACGTTCTGGACCACGAGGTCGATGGAGTTCGCCATGTTGTAGGCGACCTGGTTGGTGATGGCCGGAGCCACGTCAGTGAAGCTGAAGAGGTTCAGCAGACGGGTCTGGAGGACCGTGTTGCCGTACTCGTTCAGGGTGATGGAAACCGTGGTGGGGTTGCCGATCGCAACAGCGTCGGGGTCCACAGTCTCAGTGAGGGTCGAAGTGACCTGGGCAAGATCCTGGTAGACTTCCAGGACCACAGACGAGCCAGGCATGGCCTGCTCAGCGGGCTTCTTGTCAGCACCCTGGCGGAAGAGCGGCTGCGAACGCAGCGCAAACTCAACCATCCGGTCATAGGCGGTCTGCACCACATTGCTGACAGCAGCAGTTCCAGTATAGGCGTTAGCTATGATCCTAGCCTTCGAGGTACGAAATAGCTCTCTTCAGGCGTGATGTCTCGTCCTTGAAAAGCCCGAGACAAACATTACAGTTCCGGCACAGCAGGCCACGGATTTCACCATTCGCATGGTCATGGTCAACTGCTAGACGCCGGTCTCCGTCGTCCTGTTCACAGATAGCACAGACTCCGTTTTGTGATTCGAGGAGCTGGAAGTACTCATCAGGAGTCATCCTAAAGTTCTTCCAGATACCAGACTTCCAAGAGCTGTAGTCCCGGTTCCATTTGTCACCGGCAGATCTCTTTGACTTCTGGCACTCTTTGCACCAACTCTGCAAACCATCAACAGCCTGGTTGTTACGGTAGAAGCTTTCCACAGACTTCAGTTGTCCGCAACGAGTGCACTTCTTCTCTAGGGCGGTTTCACCTTCTTCAGAAGAGTTGTACGTAGGAGTTGACTCGGAGGCGTTAGCCACTTGGAAACAACTCCTTCAGTGTTAGAGAGTGAGTGAGCGTCAGTATGCGCCCGGGTTCTGTACAGCGTTGGGGTTGTTCCGCAGGAAAGACTGGAGCTTGCGGAACTCCACCTCAACATCGCCCGAGTCGCCGAACTGGTAGTTCTTGATGGCGTCTACTTCGGACTGCTGTGAGGCGTTAAACCCGGGCTGCTGGAACTGCGCGTATGCGTCGAGCAGTTCCGGGGAGACCTGCGGCGGAGCGGGAGTCTGTCGTGCGGGAGCCTGGCCAAAGGCATCCGCGTATTCAGTCAGCCACTCGTCCACCTTCTCCGGAGTGCTCTCCCTACTGGCCGGGTAAAGACTGGCCAGCTTCGGGTTCACACCCTTTGCAGAGAGAGTTTCACTCAGAGTCCGCTCTCGCTCCCGAGACTCAAGTGCAGACAGCTTCTCGCGTAGCTCCTTCTCGGCCTTCGACTTTCGCTCGTAGGCCTTCCGGAGATTGGCGATGCCCTCAGCGCCTTCAACCTCGGCGGGGATCTCTTCGTTCATCTCGTCCCATGCGTTGCTCATTCTTACTCCCATTGGATACAACCCGCCGACCGGGGAAGTCAGCAGATGAAAACCGGATTTAGGTACTGCTCGGAGACCGGATGCTTCCGAGAGAGATTGTGCGTGACGCCATGATAGCGTCACGGACCCTTATTGCGTCAGAACTGTCCGACCGGCTTGGCAGTCGCCAGCGCGCCCTGACCAGCAGCACCTGCGTTACCGCTGAACGCGGCTCGCTCCTTGGACTCCAACTGCTGAGTCTGGAGAGCAGCTTGGCCCTGGCCAAGCAGCAGGTTGTTCTCTGCCGTCTGCTGGGTGTAGTTCTGGTTGTAGACACGGCCCAGCTCTTCCAGTGTCGGCAAGGTCTGGCCGATCTGCTGATAGGCGGAGTTGGCCTGGTCCACTGTGATGCCCATGTTGGCGAACGTCTTGGCCCGGGTGGGATCCATGACCAGGTTGTTCCGCAGAGCGGAAGCGCCGATCTGCGCAGCATTGAACTGCTGCTGTAGGATAGGCAGGGCCTTGGTGTCGTCCAAGAAGTAGGCCACGAGGGACTGCTTCGGCACACCCATCTGACCAAGGGCCTGAACCAGATCCGGGGGAGCCGTCTCTGTGGCGGTCTGAGCCATCTGCACTCGTGACTGCACCTCAGTGGGGGACACGTCGTTGCCGATCCAGTTCACCCAGTCAGAGGTGCTGTTGTAGAAGTTGGCGGGCAATCCTGCTGCCTTCACCACCTGGTAGTAGCTGGCCTCAGTGGCCAGGTAGTCAGCGGGCGAGAGGATGGCCAGACCGTTCTTCTGACGAATGGCGTTGCCTGCGAACCGCTGCTTGTACTCAGGGGTGTCCTGCAAGAGCAGAGTGATGGTGTCCTGGCTGTAGCCCTGCTTGATGAAGTTGAAGATGTTGTTCACCAAGGAGCCAAGGCCGTACTGAGTGAACAACTGCTCCAGCGCAACGAAGGCGTCCCGAGTGGAACCAGACAGGGAGTTGATCATACCCTGTAGCGGAGACGGGGGTGGAGTATACACACCAGGTCCGCCTGTGTTCACACCCGGACCGCCACGAGGCGGGTTACCGCCTTGAAGAGGCGGAGGGTTCTTCTGAGGAGTGGGCTTCCCAGTCGGTGGGTTGCCACCGCCTGCGGGAGTTCCCCCCGGAGGATTGATCGTGCCAGAGGCACTAGTTGAATCTGCCATGACCTACCCTCTCTAAAAGGAAAACCCGAAATCCTGTAGAATCTGCCTGCCAACACCCATCGTGGTGTCCTGTGCATTCTGCGTCTTCATCCACCGGGGATCGTTACGCAAAGTCTGGTCGAACTGCCAGATCGGCATCGTGGTGTTCTGCCCTGTCGGGTCCTTGTATTGCAAGGCCTTCACCATGTTCGGGTCGAAGAGGTTGGTCTGGCCCGGCCCCACTTCAAGGATCTTCTGGTAGTCAGCCGCGTAAGGCGCGGCCAGATCGGACATGTTCTGTCCAGCAGAGATCTGCTTGGCGTAGTTCGGGAACAGCTTCTCTGCCTGCTGGCGGACATACCCGGAGGCATCCTCCAACGTGGTGGAGGAGTCGGCGATATGCCGAGCCATTGTCAACAGCCAGTTGTTCGAGATGTTCACACCATTGTTGTTGGCCAACGACCGGAGGGTCATCTCCTCATCACCAGCCTGGCCACCCATGGCACCATTCTTGTCGAACTGAATGTATTTCGCCATGGCCTTGTTGAGTTGATCCGTGTTCCAGCCGTTCATCAGGTACTCGCTGGCCAGAACCCCTATGGTGCCCTGTGAGAGGCTAGCACCCATCTTGGCTGCTGCTGCCTGCACGGCAGCCTGCTGGGCTGTCCACTGGGCTCTCTGGGTCGAAGGATCGGTATAGCCTTCAGCGATCCACGCCCGCTGGGCTGCACTGTGCTGCTGGTACCACTTGGTGTTGAGCAGGGACGCTTGGAACCTGCTGGCATCCCACTGTCCAGCCACAGCCTGGTTGAAGAGAGTCTTCAGTTCAGGGATGGCGTTCAGCATGGAGTAGGCGTAACCGTACTGCTGTGCCAGCTCCTGAGGGCTGATGGTGGCCGTAACGTTCTGGGTGGGGTCGTACGGGGTCAACTGCCCTTGCGTGGCCGCCAGAGACACACCCAGTAGTGCGTCGCCCCCAGAGGGGGCAGAGGCGCCCGACCAAGAGGATCCATACCCATAGTGTGAGGCGGCCCACGGAGAGGCCCACAGAGCCTGCTTGGCGGCGTTGCCATCACCAGCCTTGAGGGCTGCGTACACCTTCGTGTAGTTGGACATGTGGAGGTAGTCCACCGCGCCCTGGATACCGGCCTGCCAGGAGACGAAGTCGGCGGCGCCTCCTCCATACTGCTGACCTGTAGAGGTCAGCGAGCTGTTGCCGGGGACTGGACCTTGGTTCAGTGGATTGTACTTACCTCCACCACCTTCGGACTTCTCCCACTGGTACACGAACTCAATGTTCGTGGCGGATTCAGGCACACCAAGCGACTGCAAGAACTGCTTAGCCCACGTAAGAGCGGCACCATCGCCACCACCGTCAGAGAAGATAGACCATGCCATCAGCTAAATCCAAACGCAGAGAGGATCTGATGGGCTGCTGCCATCGTGGACGATTGAGCGTTCTGGGTCTTCGCCCAAGCGGGCTGTGCCCGCAAGAGCTTCTGGAAGTCTTCGACGTTCATGCCGTTCGGCTGGCCAGTACTGTCGAGGCCGTTGAGCGCCCTCTGGATAAGCGGGTCAGTCAGGTTGGCCTGACCAGGACCAACCTCCAAGGTGTTCTGCATGGCGTTGGTGTAAGGAGCTGCCAGAGACGACACGTTCTCGCCTGCGGCGATCTGCTTGGCCAAAGCCGGGAACTTGCTGGCCGCCATGTTGCGGACGTATCCCTGAAGGTCTTCCATGGAGGTCTTGTTCCCTGCCACACTCTGCAACAGGTTCTGCATCGTGGAGGGCGGGATAGAAACGCCGTTATTATAGGCCAACTCATTCAAGGCCATGGCGTTCTGGCCAGCCTGGCCACCGAAGGCGCCACTACCATTCAGCTTGATGTACTTGGACAGGGCCTGGTTCGTCTGATCGGCATTCCACCCGTAGGTGACCTGCTGAGTGGCGATCGTGGAAGCCAGAGAGTCTGAGATGCTGGCACCCATGCCGGAAGCGGTCGCCAGTATGTTGGCCTTCTCCGAAGCCACTTGCTGTGAGTAGGTGGCGGGGTCGATGACCTTCTGTGTCTGCGCGTTGCGCATGGACTCGGAGTTGGACTGGAACCACTTGCTGGCTGTGATAGCGGCCTGGAACCGGGTGGCATCCCAGGACTGGGCCACAGCCTGCTTGAACAGGGTGTTCAGTTCAGGTACCGAAGAGAGGAAGCTGTAGGCCCAGCCGTACTGCTCAGCCAACTGCTGGGGGTTGATGGTCGGCTGGCCATTGTTGGTGGCGCTGTACGGCTGATCCAGGTTGATCGCCATCAGACATGCACCCCCGACACGTTGGTGATAGACGGCTTCAGGTACGAGGACAGCCGGTTGTGCGGCATAACCTCATCGGTCTCGTAGAGACCCTTCGGCACAGGCTCAGGCTTCTTGGTGGGGGTACGGACCACCGAGCCCAGGTGAGCGGTGCCCACGATCTTGCCGATGTGGGAAATCCTGCTAGCCACGACACCCGCACCTGGTGCAGAGTGGACCATCACACCATCTCCGGCATAGACGCCGGTACGGTCGGGGGTCTGGGGGTCACCTGTGGCGACGAATACCAGGTCACCCGGCTGAAGCTGACCCACATCCACAGGCTCACCATGCTGCATCTGGTTGTGAATCATGTGGCTCATCGGAATGCCATTCTGCTGATAGGCATATTTGGCAAGGCCCTGGCTGTCGAACCCACCAGGTTGACTACCGCCCCACTTGTGAGGCTGCCCGATCTGGTCGATGGCGTCACTGAGAATGTGGTGGCCGTTCACCTGCTGCTGAGGAGTCCAGTTGACCTTCTCCCACTTCTGGTTGTGCAACTGGATCTGCGCCTGGCGCAGTTGCTCCGGGTCAGGGTTGGTGGGAGTGGGCTCCGGAACGTTACCATCTTTGGTAGGTTCGTTGGTAGGTTCAGCCGAAGTCTCAGGAGGGGTCTCAGCCATTGCTCCCCACACCCTGTACTGCGCCCTTGAGAGAGCCTAGGAAGGCCTGGAAGAGCGGCACTGCCGCCTGGTAAGCGCCGTAGTCTGGAGCAGCCTTAGCGGCGTCCTGAGCGAGTTGCTCACGACCGTACCGGGTGTAGTCCGCCTCACCCAACGACACCACTGTGTCCGTACTGTTACCGGATGTGGAAGTGTTGGTGGTAGATCCGGTCGGACCCATGATCGGGTTGCCTGACGAGTCGTATCCAACAACAGTCTGGCCCTGCGTACCCAGATCCGAAGTACCAGTCCCCGGAGTCGTGGTGGTGTCCGTTCCCGTCTGAGTGGACTTGGTATCCTGAGTCATCTTCGGGAACAAGGCCTCGTTGCTGTTCAACTGCTTGGTGAACGAGGAGACTTCCGCATTGGTAGCCTGTCGGCCGAGAAGAGTCTGCGAGGCTTGGTTCAACACGAACCGGGCAGTGTCCGGGTCGGTGTAGTTGATGTCCGTTGTGGTGGACTGAGTGGTCACGTCCTTGTTCTTGGACGCGGCCTTGGCCGCAATGTCCGCAGCCTGCTGTGAGGTCATGCTGGTCATTGCCTGGTAGCCCGTGTTGGACTTGTACGTGCCTTGGTTCACACCAGGGATGGAGTTGGCCAGAACATCCCAGGGGGTGATGTCTTGTCCGTTGATGTCGTGGTTGTAGGCCTGCACGATGAGCTTCTGCCAGGCGGAGTACAACTGCGCCACGTTGGCATTGGGGCCGGTAAGACCGGCCAACTGAGCCTCAGTGGAGAACTGCCGCAGCAGGTTGGGGTCGGCAGACACCGTGGTGTAGAAGGTGTTGAGCCACTGCTCAACCGTCTGCTGCTGCTTGTAGGTGTTCACATCCGGATTGGACGTGTAGCCCTGAGGAGTCTTCCCGGAAGGGCCGGTACCACTGTAGCCGGGACCCTCCCCTGCGGAGGGCTTGCCTCGACCCTGGCTCGGAGTGGCAACATCCCCACTCAGGTACATCTGCGCCCCGGTAGGGATCTGCGAGATGTCGTTGACCGGGGCGAGCGTGGTACTGCCAGTGCTGGTGCCAGCCGCAGCCTGTGCCTGCGCGATAGCGTTGGCGTTACTCGTGTCGGCGGGATTTGCCATTACTGACCCACCACTCCGCTAAGAGACTGCTGGAACGTCTGGTCCCTCTTCAGGTTCGAGTTCACCGGGTCTCCCCCAAGCAAGTGCTGATAGATGAGGGCAAAGTTGGTGTTACTCATCACCAACTGGGACACGAAGGCATCCCATTGACCTGCCAGGTCTGCGTTCTTCGAACTGGCCAAAGTAGAGGGTGTACCTGTAGAGGTCGGCCTCTGGGCCAGTGCTGCGTTGATCTGCTGCCTGCCTTCGAGGTACTGACCCAGAAGCTTGAGGTCGGTACGGCCAGGGTTGTTCACCAGGTTCGGATCAGACACCAGGTTCTCAAGAGATACGATTCTGGCGTTCCAGTCCGTCTTGGCGCCCGTGTACTGCTCGTACCAGGCCGAGTTGTACTCCGGGTTGGAGGGGTCATTCATGTTCGTCAGGAACTGGCTCTTGATGGTCCGCAGGTCGGTAGCGCCCTTGTTATTGAGCGAGGTGATTCCTCGCTCCGCCATCTTGGCGTTGATGACAGACATGAGCTGGTCGTACTGCTGCCATCCCAACTGCGCCTGGTTCTCTTTGATCATGTCCATCGGATCCAGGACACCACGGAACGGCTGGGAGTTTCCTCCACCAATCTGGGTGTTCATCTCCACGTTGTATGCGGCCATGTCGAACGGACCCTGCGTAGCCGCAGGCCCTACGATCGCGTAAGCGACACTGGGATCCGCCTGGATCATCGCACGGATGTCCGGGTCCTGAATGGCAGCCAGTCCGGCTGCGGTGGCGGGCACGGAGGCATTGGACTTCGTGGTGGCCATCGTCAAGGCGAACAGGGCCTGCCCGTACTTGTTGTAGAAGCTCGTGGCCGCATTCGCGGGATCCACAGACTCCAACTTCTTGTACTGGTCC